ATTCGATTAAAGCTAAGAAGAAAGCTAATGTCGCAACAATTATTTCTGTAATATCTGTCATTGTTTCAATACTTACCAACCTAGACAAGATAATATCCAACGTAAATTTCTTAATAAATCTCGTCCACTAAAACAAAGATTTATTAAAATGGAAAGTATGCTGAGTACGATTGCTACTATCGGCCAGTCTACTTTTTTCAATTTCTCACCTCCTTGTTTCCTTGTAAACACAATATAGCACACAAGTTATCTTTTGTCAATATAAAAATGTTGACTTGTAAACCTTTTTGATGTATTATAATAACAGAAAGGAGGATATCGATGAGAGATAGGATTATTGGAATCCGCAAAGAACATCATTTAAGTCAAGAAGCTTTTGCAGAAAGGTTAAATCTTTCAAGAAATTTCATTAATCAGTTTGAAAATGGAAATAAAAATATGTCCGACAGGACTATAAGAGATATTTGTAATGAATTTTCTCTGAATGAAGAATGGTTAAGAACTGGTAAAGGAAAAAAAGAAAAGGACATTGATATTGACTTTAGTGATCTTTGCGCCGCCATTGCCGTCCATGATAAAAAAGCCAGAGATGCCATAACAAAATACTATCAGCTTACACCAGAAGACAAAAAACTATTCTGGGATTTTATGGAACGGTTCATGAAATAAAAGAAGCAGGGGTTAACTCCCCTGCTCTTTTTCTTCCTTGTATAATCTTCTTACAAATCCATAAGCCATTTTTAAAAAAGTCAAGTTGCTCATTTTTTCTATCATTTCGATAATCTCTTTCTTATAATCCATAAATAACCCTCCCTATTGCAATTACCACCTACATTACAGTATATGTGCGGTTTGTGGGAAATATAACCGAACATTCGTTCATTTTTTGCTATTATATCACTAATGTTTGCCCTTGGAAACTGCCAGATATACACCGATATGTTTATGATTGCATAGAAATTATTCGTAACATCAAAGATATAGTCTTTTCTGTTTAGTGGCAGGGCGAATAAAAACGGCGGCATGCTCTGCTTTATTTTATGGGCGCTATTCTTATGTAGGGTAGAAGATCTGTACGCATTTTGGACAGAATACACTTCTGACTCTTCGCGGATATAATCGTCTACGCACATTGGTAAACAAACAATGTAATTAAGCAAAAGCACAGCTCCTATTATAATTAGTATATTTTTGATTATTTTCATTTTACAAATCACCTAAAAATGTCTATTTACAACTAAATTTAACGATGTTATAATAAAAATAACATATTTAAACACTTTTTTTTGCAAATGGCGAAAACAACGCCCATAAGGGAATGATTTGAATGAAAATTGCGATTTGTGACGATAATCCTTTGCAGATTGATTTTTTTAAGGCTCATGTTGATGAGTTTTTGAAAAAGTGTGGAGACAAGAGCTACACGCTAAACACTTATAGTAGTGGGAAGCCGCTGATTGATGATATAGCAGACGGTCAATGGTACGATATAGTCGTGCTGGATGTGGTCCTAAATAATGAGAATGGCATAAATGTCGCAAAGCAGCTCAGGAAAAATGGATATAATGGCAACATTGCCTTCTGGACAGCATATAAAAACTATGTATTTGACGCATTAGACGTCTTACCAGTGCATTACATCATCAAAGGTTCTGAACATGGACGCATGTTTTCTGTCGTAGCGCACACGTTGGAAGATATCCGAGAGAAAGCCTTAACTATCAAAAACCGAGACCACTTCCACCGGGTAGAATTCCGGCATATCGAATACATAGAAAGCCGAAATAAATCAATTCTCGTCCACTGTACTTGCGGCGTTATTCATGTAGCACGTGGAAAGCTGTCAGATATAGAGCCGCATCTTGATGGAAGATTTCTCCGTTGCCATCAAAGTTATATCGTCAACATGGACGAAATTAAAGATGCATCAGATCATTTTGAGATGATATCGGGGGATATTGTTCCAATCAGGCAGAGGGAGGCTGCCAAAATAAGGAATCTATATAAGAATTATATCGAGAATTTTGAGTAATCGTGTCAAAAGGGGGAAATATGAAAAAAATACGAAATGTGTTGATGATCGTTTGGACCGCATTAATTGTATTAATGATTGTGGCCTTGATGAGTTCAAACGATCTTTCATCAGACAATATTATGGTCGTTGTTGTACTTGAGGTATTTGGAATTGCTGTTTTGTATCTTATTTTTGCACTTTTGCTGTCTATTAAAAATAAGGTTCAAAAACCTGCAATATCAAATAATTCCGTAGCAACCCAGCCAGCGGTTGTAGAAAAACCTGTTCGAGTATTGAATCTGAGAGTTATATCCGGTAAGGAGGATTTTGAGCTTGGTTCCAAACACGCAAGATTTGATTTGAAGCAATGGAAAGATGGGTCTGTTACAGTGTCAGATGCTCCAACCAAATATGAACTTTTCGACTATGAATGGAACGGGCCGGAATACAGAACAGTAGAAAAGACAACTACAACATCTCACACTAAAGGGAAAAGTAAAGAAAAAACGAAACGAAGAGGGCATTTAGCAGGAGCCGTTGTTGGAACCGCTATTGCTCCGGGAGTTGGAACTATAGTCGGTGCAGCTGTTGGAACTGGAAAGAAAACCAAAGGAAAGAATAATTCCACTACTACTGGAACTGCTACCACAACAAGTGATAACATTGAAGTGGATTCTTATGCATCTATGAAAATGCGGAATATCGAAACCAATCAAATAAATACTATTGGATTCCGCTGTAGTTCAAATATAGATATGCAGTTAAAGAGCTTCAATATTTCCAAAAGCTCTGATGCTGTTGAAAATGTTCGAAATCAGAAAACATCCGTTGAACTACTGAAGGATTACAAAGAGCTTTTAGATAGCGGTATTATTACTCAAGAAGAATTTGACCAGAAAAAATCAGAACTTTTATAAAAAAGAACCGGCTCTCACTACCAATGAGAACCGGTTTTTAAAAAAAAAAGAAAAATATTTTTACGTTCCGCAAAGCATACTGAAGTGAAACGTATCGCCTGACAAGTCATATTGTATCATCTTCGGTGTGTTCGGACAAGTCAGAAAGTTTGTTCGGTTAATAAGGAGGAAAAGAAATGGCAACTGCAAAAAAACTGCCATCTGGCTCATGGAGATGTCAGGTATTCAGCCACATCGAAGAAATCCCGTTATCAGACGGGACCATCAAAAAGAAAAGGGTTTATAAATCTTTTACATGCTCAGATCCTAGCAAAAAAGGGAAGCGAATCTGTGAGCAAATGGCTGCCGAATGGGCAGCAAAAAAAGAAAGTGAAGTATTGACTGCGCGATATGCTCCATCAGAAGATATGACATTAAAAGAGGCATGTAATAAATACATCGAAAGCAGAACAGGTGTCTTATCCCCTGGAACTATTAGAGAATATAAGCGATCTGTCAAAAGAGACATGGCTAAACTTATGCCATTAAATATAATGGAAATCACTCAAGAGGATGTTCAAGCTGAAATGAATCGTGAAGCACTTACTCATTCGCCAAAAACTGTGTACAATATGCATGGCTTTCTTTCTACTGTCTTGAAGACCTATCGTTCGGATTTCATCTTAAGAACTTCCTTACCTAAAAAGGTAAGACCGAAAATCTATGTACCTACATCTGCCGAAGTCAAAAAGGTAATTGAATGTACTGTAGGTAGTGAATTAGAGATACCTGTTCTTCTGGCAGCATTCGGTCCAATGAGGCGGTCAGAAATCTGCGCGCTTAATTCTGATCATATCAAGCAGAACATAGTACATGTCGAATATGCTATGGTTATGAATGATTCTCATGGTTGGGTTATCAAAAGACCAAAATCTTTTGCTGGCGATCGTTTTATTCCATTTCCGGATTTCGTTGCAGAAAAACTTAAAGGTATACATGGAAAAATAACAAATTTGAATCCGGCGCAAATATCTAATAGATTCGCTGATGTTTTAGAGGATAATCATATACATCATTTCCGTTTTCATGATTTGCGTCATTATTGCGCATCTGAGTTGCATACTCTTGGAATTCCAGATGTATATATTATGCAGCGCGGCGGTTGGGAGGATGATACCACATTAAAAAATGTATATCGGCACGTTCTGGTTGATCGAGAAAAAGAGATGAATGAAATTGGGAATGATTATTTTTCAAAGCTATGCAACACAAAATGCAACACGAAATAAACAAATGCTGTAAAATAGGGAATGTTAGGCTTTTTCTTACAGGTTCAAGTCCTGTCATCCGCATTTTTATGAAAATCTTGTATTCACTGGTTCTCGCAAAGAACGTAGTGTTTTCAATGGTTTCGGCAATTTCAAATTAGCTCATAAAATATGTTATTTTGCCAGTTTTGGCATAAAAAAGAAGAACTATGCAACACGAAATGCAACACGAATTTGATACAATATGTAAAAAAACAGCCCCAAGGAATAATTTCCAAGGGGCTTAAATTTATGCTTTTTTGATGTATTTTGCAGAAACAAATCCAAAATATTTTCCGGCAATGCGGATATAGTACCAAGATGCTCCATCTTTGGCTTTAATGGTATCGCATACATCAACTAAATTGCCTTTTGCAAGTGTAGGATAGCTTTTAAGCTGTGCATACTCTGTTCCTGCCCATGTGCGGACATTAAGTGTATTTGCAGTCACCTTTCCCACCCACTTCGGAGTTTTAGACAGAATAGTTGGCGTTGAAAGCATACTTGCTTTTGCGCCAGTGGTAACAGCGATAGCCACGTGGTGGTTATCATTCAGGAGGATATCTCCTGCCTTTAGATAGTCACCGGATGTCAGATACTTTCTATCCGTCAGTACTTTCGCACCGGCAATCTTCATTGCAGCTCTCATGTTCCGTGTCGTCAGATAGATGCTGACCGCTTTGAGCCTTGCATTATTTAAGCGATACCCAGCCCCTTTGACAATAGCTGCTGTACTTGCGCTGCAATCAGATTCACAAGCTACCGTGATCTGCGCCGGATCGTAGTTACTTGCCTTTAAGTGCCGCCAGAACGAATACCGGTCATTGCTGTTTCCGGCAGTGCCCTGATCGTATCCGATGAGATTGTTCTGTGCCGCTTTTGTCGCCATGTCTGCGATCATGGCTGCGATTTTAGCGTCATTGAATCTTAGAACACAGAGCCACGGTCTGCTGTACCAGTTCATGATCTGATATTCTGTACCAGTCTGATCTCCTGCTTTCCCACCTGCATATCTTCCTCTTTCATCATGTCCGCAGTTACTGATTTTTACCATTTTAGTTTCTCCTTTCTGGTTAGAATCTCTGTAGTCTTTGTAGAACACATCCATATCAACATTTCCACTGATTCCTGAGACTTTTCCCTTACTGGAATACTGCCAGCCTACACCAACATTCGGACGTAATCTTTCCTGCACAGAACCATTGTCGCTTGCTGGATAACGAGCAATCCAACAATCATATTGCTTGAGAGCATCTGTCAGAACATTATTGTACCAGTCGAGATTACAATAAATTCCAACCTTATAACCGGCTTTCTTGATTCTGGTCAGAAATGCTACTGCAATATTCTCGATAGCTTGCTTGCCAAGGCTTCTCTGTTGACTCCATTCAAGGTCATAGAACACTGGAAAGTCCAGTCCACGTCCACCAAGAACGGAAATTAAGTTCTCAGCTTCCTCGATAGCTTGTGCCGATGTTAAAGCATAGCTGTACTTATATCCACCAATAAGAATTCCATTGGATTTACAGCCCTTGTAGTTGTGTTCGAATGATTCGTCAATTCCAGATTTCTGATGGATTCTTAATATTGCAAACTTAACTCCAGATTTTGATACTTTTGCCCAATCCGGTTTCCCTTGCCACGATGATACGTCAATTCCTTTTAATTCCATATTCTTGTCCTTTCTCGGCATTGCGCCGGCGCAAATTTGTGCAAAAATAAGAGCCTTATGGTGCTGCTCGGATTCTTGGCATATTAACTGTAGGTTCTGTTCCCAGTATCTTTTCAGTGTAAACTCTGCTTTGCCCTCGATTCTTTTGGTAGCAATATACCTGCGTAACATTCCTACAGCACTATTGTCTACCACCGATAGTTCTGTTGTTCGTTCCTGGACTTCATAACGATTCAGTTCGATCGTAAGCGCATCTTGCACTATATCCAGTGTCTCCTGATCCACTTTGCTCTTTAATACTTGCATTACTGATTGTATGATCATTTGCCTTGACTCCATTATCAGCACCTCCCGTACCTTAATTATAAAGCATAGGTACAGATGCTAAACACGAAGATAAATAATAAAAATGTTACATTAAAAACATATAATGGTGGCGGATATTTGCAAACTGGACAAACATATTGTATATATAACGATAGCTTTTTATATCTCCATATTGGATTTAATTCACTTACTGCTTCTGGTATACAAAATGGGACAGTTCTTCTGACCTTACCAGTAAAAGTATCAACAAATAATCAAAATATTGGTGTTATTGGTTCGGGAGATAACAAAGCTCTTATTTGCGCAGTAGGCGTTTCATCAAATGGCTATAATATTGTTTGTAATGGGTTTGTATCAGCAGGTAATTATATAGCAGATTTAATGTTTATACGAGCATAAATTATATTATGATTTAAAAGTTATATATTTAGCTTGTGTCCACATACTGAGTATTCGAACAGATTTACCAGTTTCAATGTTACCCGTAAAATGCACTATATGAGTAGAATTTTGCTTACTTACAGCAACTATACTAACTGGACAAGCGTTCCAATCCGCATTAGTAGCTCCTATTAAGTAATAATCATTGTTAGTATCTGGTGGATTAATATAGATATGTCTTGCTCCAGTACCTTTATAAACTTGATTTACAAAAGTTATCTTCGTGTTTAATGTATTAATGCCTAGCTTGTCTTTCAGGTATGTAAATAATTGTGAGAACGATATTTTTTTTAATACATTCCCTTCTCCAACTATCAATGTGTCACTTTCTGCCGGCGTTGCTTTCGAAGCCAGTGCCGACATTAATATTGTTTTTAATGATTCTGCCATATAATCACCTCTATTCTTTCACTCTCAGCATCGAACCATCAGAAGTGGCAAGTGCTGAGCCATCACTTGTGCCTAATACATACTGGACATTCCGAACATCAACAGCAATCGCATATTTCGCCCCTGTCTGAACTGATGTAGGGCTTATGCTTGCACCGGCTATATAAATGTTTGCATCTGCCATGCATGTCACCCTTTCACTTTGATTTTATAATTATCTACCCACGTTTCATCTGCAATTTTATATGTGAATCTCAGACAATAGATTCCTGTTTTTTGTGGCTCAATTAACGCATCTAGCGTATGCTCGTTGATATTGCAGTTTCCTTGATCTTCTACAGTCTCTTTTTCAGCATCTGTATCAACGAAAATCAATTCGTAATCCGCTGAAATGATGGAAAAAGGGATGTCTGCACCGCATACCGGCTCTACTTTACTTTTAAATCGGATTTTTTCTCCCAAATCCATTATTGTATTGCTATCTACGTATCTAATTGCCATGTCCTCTCTCCTTTCAGCATATTTTATGTCCACTGAAACATTGCTTTACAAGCTCTGCCGTCAGCTGACTCAGATTCAGCAATGAGCTGTACTCGATGTTCTCTGATTCTGCCGTATATCCTCTCGGAACGAGCTTTCCAGCAATCTCGTGCCCTGATATCAGAAACAGTACAGTGGCGGTATAAGCTGTCAAGCCACCACTACTTTCTGCATAGATTTCTATGACATACTGTCCATCTCTATTGGCAGGGACTATTGCGTCCCAGATTTCGAGATCCGATCCCTCTCGTCTCTGGAACTCAATAGCGAACTCATTACACGAGCCGTAAACCCTCGTAATCATCATTCATCAGTTACTGTGACAGAGATCACATAAGTTTTGCCTGCATCGACCGGATTAGGCGTTATGCTTGCGGCTGTAATCTTTGGTGGGTTCGGATCATACTTGACAGTTCTAGTAATGGTTGTTGTCTTACCGGCACTGTCTTTTGCAACGATAGTAATTGTATTTGAGCCTGCGGACAATGTGACCGTAGTGCTGAATGCTCCGTTGCTACCAACCGTTACAGGTGTACCGTTGATCATTACTGTAACAGGAGATGACGTTGCATCATTGGTTGTACCTGCTACAGTAATTGTGCTCTTGTTGGTAACGTATCCATCAGACGGAGAGGCTACGCTCAACGTCGGCGGTACGGTATCGATCTTGAATGTTACAGATTTCTGAGAAGCAGCATTTCCATCGTAGTCGGATGCATCAAACCTAATGGTATGAGAACCATCGGTAAGAGCTGTTGCCGGTATGTACGAACAATTGTAACCACCGGTTACGGCGGTCTTTGTAATGCCGTCAGTAATCTTGCTTCCGGAATCGATTGTGATACCGATAGTAGACGGATTAACACCAGAATCATCATCTGTAACAGTCCATGTGATAGTTGGCTTGTTGTTGACAAGTGTTGCAGATGCTGTTGGATTTGTGACTGTAATTACCGGAGCGACCTTTTCTTTAACGGTTAATCGCAGGGAACTACCGATTGCGGAATCTGTTGCATCTTTGGTGGTCACGTTTCCAGCATCGTCCGTTGCCTTGATTGTTATTCCGTAATAATGTCCGCTCTAGCTGTAACTGGACTTATTTGGAGCTGTTACTGTAGCTTCATATTTGCCCGTATTACTGTTAAAAGTAAGGGTGTAAGTCTGTCCATTTACAATAGCTTGTACTTGCTTTACTGACATTTATGTACCTCCATTTCATAATTCATTCTATATTTAACTTTTCGCAAAGTTTATTAATAAGTTTCTCTTGTTGGTCAATTTTCTTTTTCTGTGCTTTTAGCATTGCAAACATTGCTGGAATCATGATACGCTCGTTCCAGTCCTCAACAAGTCCGTTTTGATGCCGAGTAGCTTCTGGAAAGAATGCTTCTACATTCTCAGCAATAAACATCGGGATATATCTTCCTTCATTCTCGTCCCCTTTAACTAGATATCCCTTTTTGTATTTCGCCCACGTTGGTTCGATATTGTACCATTCTTCAATTTCTTGCTCTGAAATATTGTTTCCAATATCTTTATAGCGTTTCGAGGATGAAGATTTCAGCATCAGCTGTTTGTATCCTGTACGTCCATCCCAACAAATAGTATTTGATGATGTCGTATACTCCATGTTTTCTATCTTTGGCGATTTTGCAAAAGATGCAGAATTAGTAACAGTTAAATCTCCAAATGTACCGGTATCAGCCGATACCTCTGTGGCATATACGTTTAGACTGTTATCCTTCCAACTGATTCCCCAATTTTCACTATTTTCAATTTCAATATCTACTTCATCGTCAAAGAACTTCTTGATATCAACAGGGAATATTCCATCGCTTGAAAACTGTACACCTGTATATTTCATGTACTTTGAATTTTCTTCGTAGCTTGTAAATACAGCATATCCAGAGCGATCAATTAATCCTTTAACAGCATTGCTGGCATCTTTAATTTTCAGATAACCGTTCCCATTCTTTTTGCCGCCCAAGGTAACTGTTCCACCAAGAAGAGCATCAAGGCTGACGTAGAGACGCCCATTGCTATAATATAATCCCTTCCAAGCCCCGTCATTAGTCAGAATGCTAACTATTTGCTCCTGCGTCAAATTGTCTATATCAATAACGACCGCCACGCTCTGCATATCCATCAATGTCGTAGTACTACCGGATGCATATAATTTACATCTAACATTCGTCACATCTCTAGGAATACCAATGGTTGAACCATTAGAACTTGCTACTGTCTGACCAGATCCATTTGTCAAAATAGAATACAAATAGTATGTCACGGTATCCTCATCGGTTGAACTAGTATAAATGGTATTCCAAGTGTTTCCGTCAGCAGTCTCTTCAACAACGAATCTGCCTTTATATGTATATCTGGTAGCCGAATCGCCATCTCTGTAATATGCATTGAATTCCAAAAAATTCGGGCTAATAACCTTATCTGCTCCGCGTTTCAGAACCGTACAAGATGGCTCAATAATGTAAGTTCTTCCAGGTTTTCCATCAGTACCCTGTTTCTGCTTGGACACAGTAAACCGCTTTGTAACCGCAAGGTTATTCAAGTATACTGCCTTGATATCCACCCATCCATTGTCTGCACTTAAGCCTGTGACAGTGTAAGTATGCGTATCTACATCCCAAGAGCCGGTTACACTGTCTGATTTTGTAATGGTATAGCTACAATCATTTGTGATATCTGACGAGCCGTACATAACTTTCGCTGTAGTTGTCACTGTTGGAAATACCGGAATGTTTCCGTCTGCGTCAGATGTGATCGTCTGCATATCGTTCGACAGCTGGAATGTCATATTCTTGGCAGATGCAATATTGTTGTCCATTTTTGTCAGTTTATCCGGCAAAGAACTACCACCAATTACAACATTATCACCACTGATGATTACTTTTTTGGTGTCCATATCAACCTGGAAGATTATGTTTCCATCGCTATCTCTGACAGTCAGTGCGCCTGTGTCAATATAATCAGCATTGATACCATGTGCGTACAGAATTTTTGCTATCAAATCGCCTGTCAGAAAGAAACCGTAAGGATATGTTTTGCCACCATCATTGGATACGCCAATGGCTTCTGCTGTGAATTTAATTACATTTTTTGATTCTGCAAGTGTAGGCTTGTCATGCAGATATGTAATAGTACTGCCATCTTCCTGTGCGACTGATGTTTCATATAATCCAGAAGAATTTTTTAAGGTTTCTTCTAATTTCTTTACTGCTTTTTCTCTAGCTGATTGTTCTTTTTTAACAAGTCGTCTTGCCTCTACGATTGCCTTAGTGGATTCTGACTGGAACTTGCTCTGCCCTCTGATAGGGTCGTCGGCTTGAGTTTTTACAGTAGTCTTTCCATTAACGGAACAAGAAACGTCCGTCAGCGGAGTTATATATCTGTTCCATTTGCGATCATAAGTATATGCCATATCTCCAAACTCAATGAGTGGGTTATATACAAGTTCTCCCGACATGTTACGGAATTTAGCTCCAATTATGGAATCGCCAATTTGAGCAGCTACCGTGTCCAAGTCCGAATCCGCAACAAGGTCGTTCTCCAATTCAAGAACATATCCTGTGCTTCCGTACATGGCTTCATTTTCTCTATTTTTTAGCTTGATTCCAGTAATCACAATATCATCACTAGAAACGGTTGGACTTGTAAAAAAGTCTTTGAGCTTTTCGGATGTGTCAGCTGCTGATTCGATCAGTGTCAAGAATCCATCACTATCAATTGTCCAGTTCCCTGTCGGACTGATAAAACTTTCTGAGTCAATACTTGCGCCGCCTTTAAATGTTACATTTCCATCAGCGTCCACTACTGCGTTGTAATCTTCTTGTACATTGGAAAAATCCCATCTGATAAATCGCAAGTATCCTCTGCTGTCCAGGCGAGCGTTCGCAGTCTCAAGCATTGCTGCCCATCCGAACAACTGACGAAACGTCATGTTTTCCGGAATCTCTGACACGATCAGATTTCCATGAGCCATGGAGACTTCTGACGGAATACCAAGAGTCTCACACGCATCTCTAACAAGAGTCTCTATTGACTGTGGCAGAACCAGATGAGATATATAAGTTGCGTTCGTTTTATACATATCGTCCAAAGCGGTAAAACTAAGGATTTCGCCATATTGTTCTGGTGTCGTAATTGTATAAATACCTTTATCAATGGTTTCGACTCTGTCTTCTGTCGCTGCTTTTGTTGCCAGAATCGCACCGCCACTCTGGTCAAGAATTGGGTCATAGTTTTCATCCAGCAATTCATCTGTTGCAGCCGGACTTGCTACGGAGGTCTGCATTTTAAGATACGCATGAACTTTTGCCATGTAGAAATTATAGTTTTTCCACTGGTCGGAAGTGTTGTCCAACTCCAATGTCATGGATTTACAAACAACGCAGCCAATCGGAAAGCTGCTACTTTCTGCACAATCGGAAAAAGTGCAGTTTTCACCCATGATTTCATTTTTGACTATTTTTACAGTTCCGTCAGGAAAGATGATTTCCACTTCTTGCCAGACTCTTTCTCCGTCCTGTAGTTTTTGTTTGAACGCATCAGATACATTAATCAAGTGGATTCACCCCCTGCATGTTAAAAGATATTTTTGATACAAATTTTAAGTCTGGCGAAATTTCTCCAATAGTTAGGTTTGCTTTTCCGACATAAAACGGGTCTGTTCGCCATGCCATGTGATACAGTGACCAATGATACAAATTGAAAGTTTTTCCTTTTGCGATAATTTTGAGAATTTTGTTTGCTTCTATGACTGGAACGTTTGATGCTTCATAGCTATACTGTTCGACTGTAAACAATGGAGTCAGCAATGCTTTTCCGAACTGCGTGCGGTTACTACCTTCTGAATAAGTTGTTTCAAGGTTATAACCCATATCTTTATCTGGCTGATAGATGGAAGCCCCATTCATCTTGTATCGCTCTGTTATACTTTTTGGGATAGTTGCCATTCTTCCACCTCCTATGCCAGTTCAAACGGATTTCTTCCGCTTGTGCTGCGTCTTAATTTTGCTTCATCAATAATTTCATCAAAGATTGTTCTGCGATTAATCTGAGCAATAAAACGATAATCGCCGCCACCTGTCTGCCGTCCTGCAGTTTCTTCCCGGAAAATCTTTCTGAGCAGCGCTTCCGGTGTCTCGATGTTGTTTCCTTGCTTCTGATCTCCTAACACAGCGAGAAATTCTGATCTTGGAGGAATAACAGCACCTTTTGCAAGATATGGAATAGTTGGAACTCGCGGAAATGTAGCACTAAATCCGATTGTTTTCTTTCCGAACGGTGTAGGCACTTCCCACGGGCCAAAAGAGAATGCGGATTCAATGCCGCCGATTGCGCTGTTTACGGTTCCAATAGCGCTGTTTGCAATTCCGATCACTTTGTTTAATATATCTTTGATAGTATCGCGTATACCTTCGAAAACTCTTACGACTGTATCTCTGGCACTTGTAAATTTATCAACGATTGCATCATGAATAGCATTTACTTTTCTGTCAACAAATGTTGTTATACTTTCCCATATAGATGACGTTTTTTCTGATACAGAATCCCAAATTCTTGTAATTTTAGACTTTATTCCATCAAATACTGTCGAGACTGTAGTTTTTATTGCTTCCCACGTATTAGACAGCCATGTTTTTATAGCATTCCATATTGTAACAGTAACTGTTTTTATTGCGTTCCAAGAAAGAGAAATGATACTTTTTATTATTGTTAATGCGGTTTCCACTATTCCCTTAATAGCTTCCCAGGCTCCAGATATAATATCTTTTATAAGGTTCCATACACCTCTTGCAATTTCTTTGATTCCGTTCCATGCCAGTTCCCAATCTCCTGTAAAAACTCCTTTCAGAAAATCAATAACTCCGCTCAGAACATCTAATACATCTCCAATAATTTTAATAACGGATTTTATTGCTTCTATGACAGTACTGCCAATTACATTTGCCACGTCTGCTATTACCGGAATTGCATTTGATATAATCCAGCTAATTATTGGGACTAAAATATTTTCCCAAAGCTCTTTTAAGATATCTATTAATTTGCCAAGAAACGTTTGGACCTTTACAAACATTTCTCCCAATTCCCCATCCATAAGCTCTTTTATTTTAGAAGCCAAACCTTGCAGAACCGGTAGAATATATGTGTTATATCCATCTATTAAAGTTCCAAAAATGGTTGAAAGTCCATTAGCTATTGAATCGAAAAAAGGTTTTAAATGCTCATCGTATAATGCGGTCACCAAATCAGAAAGATTTTGAATAACTGTCGATAATCCATCGGTTATTGTTTCGATAACCCCAAGTGTTCCTTCGACTGCGCTTTTTAATATATCCTTATTATCAATGAACGGCTGTGCGATCATATTCAGCATATCTCTTCCAAGTCTTGCACATAATCCCATAGCAGTCATTGAGATATTCGAGAATATCCCTATGATATTGGCTGTTATCTGCTGCGCAATTTCTCCACCAAATGCAGAAAATACCTCTGCTAGAGCGGATGAAAAATTTCCTTCAATTTGAGCAACCTCAGATCCAATATCAAACATATCAATTAAATATGTTTTTATTCTACTGGTGTTTTGCTTTAGAAATTTTTCTATTCCTCCAATAAGATTTTGAGCAATTGTTATTCCAATCCTCAAAAAAGATCCAGATACTCTTCCAATGGAATAGGCAAATGTATCTAAAAAATCACTTGCCGCTCCAATTACTTCTGGATCAGTAAATATATTCTGCAAGGATTTCCCGATAGAGTTAATATTTTCCTTAATATCATCAAAAATCGGTTTGTAATCGCCTAGTCCATCCCAGAATCCTTTTGATAGCAATTTGGCTAATTTTTTAAACTTCTTTATTATGGCGTCAAGCGGCTTGGACATTTTTTCAATAGTCGTTTCGCCTTCTGCAAGTTTTCCGTAATCCACATTGCTTACTGCACCAGATAATCCTCCAGACGCTCCACCACTCCCACCAGATGAAGATGGTATGGAAGAGCTACTATCTGTAGAAGTAGCTTTGTGTATTTCGTCTAATGAAGAAAGATAATTTTTTGTTTCTTTATTTGCCTTTTTCGTAGCCTTAGCATTGTCATTTGTGGCATCTGCCAGTTTTTCTGCATTATCCGCTGCCTGTCCATACTGATCTGCCGTATCTGCAATTGTATCCGTTCCGGCAAGCCCTGCGCCGCTTCCACCTGTCTGACCTGATGATTTCTTGCCAGTAATCAGTTCTGTGAAGCTTTTAAATGCATTTGCCAGAGTTGCCAATTTACCGAGCAGAATATTGATTACTTTCAGAACAGGTGTGAAAATATTAATCAGTCCCTGTCCGACTGTTGCCTTGAGAGACTGCAACTGTAGCTGCATCACTCTGACTTGGTTCGCCCAGCTGTCAGAAGTACGGATGAAGTCACCAGATGCGGCTGATAACTGTTCCTGCACAAAAGCCAGACGGAGAGCTACTTTCTCCTGCTCGGTCATGGCGGATGTGGTCTTGCCGTAGCCATTTGCAAGTGCATATTGGTCAAGTGCCGACTGGGTCATTACCACGCCCAAATCTTTTAATGTTTCCGTTTCACCCGTAAACACTGATTTCAGTTTGATATAAGCCAAGTCCTGACTGATGTTGTAGAATGATGCCACATCACCAGTCAGCTGTGTCAGGGCCGTTGACATGTCGTAAGCCTGTGATTCTGAAAATCCGAACGACTTAGACATTGCTCCGAACGTGCCGACATACCTTTTTGCCATAGTTTCAGATAATCCGGCAGAAGTCATGGCGTTCTTTGCGAATTCATTTACTTTGTCAGACATGGTTGTAAATGTAACATCGACCACGTTCTGCACTTCTGCGAGATCTGAGCCAAGGGCAACGCATTCTTTTCCAAACTGTACTAGTTTACCTACAGCAAATACTCCGCCGATAAGTAGTCCTATTTTTTTTACTGTGCTTCCAAGCCCGTCGAATGACTGTTTAATCGCTGATACACCTTTTTGGACACCGGTTGTGTCTAATCTGGTATCAATAATGACTGAGCCATCAGCAGCCATGTGTCCACCTCCTAACTATTTGAGGTTTAACATCTCATTCAGCGCATCCTTGTACGCTTGCTCCTCTTCGCTGAGACGTGTTTTTATATCAATAATGTTCTTATTTTCCTGATAGAATTTCTTTTCCCATTTATCGAGCTTTTCGCCCTTTGCCTTTTTTGAACGAATTCCAACTACGGTATTAAAAAGACATTCGCCAGATTCCATAAAGTATCCAAAAAACGTCCACCAGTGCATATAAGGCACTGCTCTGATTTCTTTACCGGCAACCTTGTTTACCGCCGGAACAATCATGTCTCCATCCTGTTCCCAGTCCATCAAACGGGGCTTTGGTTTGTTCGGGTTGTCATCAGTCTGTCCACAGTCGATGAACTCTGATGCTTTCTGACAAGCTTCATCCAGACGCTCAGCCGGTATGCTTTGCCAGTCCTCAAACAGAATTTGTAACATAACAACTGCTTTCGCCTGCTCGTCTAATTCCGGGTCATTCATGGCAATTAGAATGTCAATAATCGCGCGAAAATCCGTCCTGATAGAAAAATCCACCCCACTGATATTTAGTGAGGTGGGAAGCTCATAGGCGGTCATTTTGTATACTTCTCCGTATACTTATTGACTGCCGTCTGCATTTTCTTTTTTCTCTTTTCGATTTCCGGTGCGATTGCTTCTGCGATCTTGTCAAG